AGTGGATTGCTTGGGATAACTGGCCCCGCCGGGTCAGGTAAAACAACGGTTGGCGACATGCTTGTCTCGGCTGGCTGGCATCGCGTCAAGTTTGCTGGCCCCCTGAAAGCGATGTGCAGGGCAATGGGCATGACAGATGAGATGATCGAGGGCGAATTGAAAGAGACCCCGATTGAATGGCTGGGCGGGAAGACGCCGCGCTATGTCATGCAAACGCTTGGCACGGAATGGGGCCGAGATCTGATCGACCCTGACTTATGGGTGCGCTTGGCTCGCCGTGAAATTATCTCGCATCTTGAGCGCGGGCGAAATGTCGTCGTTGACGATCTGCGCTTTGAGAATGAGCATCAAGCCATTCTGGATCTGGACGGCGCTGTCTTGCGCCTTGAAGGCCGTGGCGGCATCGGCAAGCATCGCAGCGAGCAGACGTTGCCAGCGCACATCATATTTGAGAACACTGGAACGCCTGACAATTTGCGGGAGTTTGTCGAGTTTATCTTTCTCTCTGAAGCCTGATCAGTCTTCCCCAAGCATTTTTCGCACTTGCTTTATATAGGCATAATCTGGGCCATGCTTCGCAACCCAACGCAGCTTGCTCTCATGGATCGCTTCTGGGCCGTCTTGATGGTGCGCCTTGCATAGCGGTATTACATCCCAATCGCTCGACCTGCTAGATCCGTAGCGCTCGCAGAAGCAGTGATGAGCGTCAGACGGCGGCGGAGCGTTGCAGATGACGCAGGGCAGCATTTTAACCCGCCCCATGTATTCAAGCGCAGCCTTCCCCTCGTCGCTCTGGCGGTATGCCTTGCGCTTGGCCGAAACCTTGCGCAAGGGCGTTTTCTGTTTAAGCGGAGTGCGCCTCAAAGCCAGCGCTCCAGCACAAGCGCCTCAGTGGTCAGCTCTTTGGCACGCTCGACCATTGGTGTCACGGTCAAGTGCTTTGCGCGTGCGCGCTGAATTGATGCTTCGAGCAGGTCGCGCTCTTCTGCAATCTCGGCCAGCCGCTTCACAGCTTGGCGCTTTTTGAAGTATCCAAACATATTACATCCCCAGCGCGTCGCGATACATTTCAAGAATGGTCTGCTCTTCGGCTACATCGTCTGCATCGCGTTTCCTCTCTGCAACAATCTTGCGCAAAACCTTTGTGTCATAGCCAGTCGATTTGGCCTCCGCCATGACTTCCTTTTGCTGATCTGCAATGTCTTTCTTTTCGGCCTCAAGTCGCTCAAACCGCTCAACGAATGCGCGGATCTGCTCTGCGCTTGCCCGATATGCGTTGTCGCCTGCTTTGTCGAAATCTGGATCTGCTTTATACATCTTGGAACTCCTGTTCGTATTTCATTGCTTCGGGATCCGTTAAGCGCACGCCTTGCCCCGACCAGTGGCGCTGCATCTCGTCCATGAAGGCACTCATTTGCTTCACAGACATCAAGCGAGTGACGGGCAGATCAAATGCCCTCACAGCCGCCAGTTTTTCCTCATATGACAGGCGCTTCAATACGCGGTCATATGAAATGCGGAAAGCCTCATTCTCGGCCCGCAGGATCGGCACGCCAAAGCGCAGCTTGCACTCCGCCCTGACATCCTCATGCGTTTGGTCGCCAAGCTGGGTTGCGACATCGGTGAACCAGCGCTGGGCCAGCCTGTTTTGATCGTTTGATCGTGGCGCGCCCTGCGTCCAAGTCACCGTCATTGGCAGCTTGCGACCGCGCAACATGGCCGCAAGCTGATCCGCGTGGTGAGGCTGTCTAATGATGCGCGTGGGCATCAAAACGCCTCCTTTTCTTGCCAGCTTGTCACGCCGTCAATCTCAATATCTCGATGATGCTTGGCGACGTAAGCCTCAATGAAGTCCGTTGTGGCATCTCGGTCGTGCTTGACGATCCAGTGCAGCGCCGCTCGGTGATTGTCGATCTGGTGCTTGTGAACGGTTCTCATGCCCTTCACGGTGTCTTTCTGCTTGGCAGATGCAGCCTCCTTCGCAGCCTGCGCCTGCGCGGCCATTGCAGCGGCCTCACGCTGCGCTTCTATGTCAGAGGCGTTGGCTTCCATTGCTGCGCGCTCAGCCGCCTCTCTCGCGGCCTCTGCGGCCTTCCAAGCGGCACGGCGCTCTTCCTCTTTCTTTGCAGCCAGCATTTTCTTGTATGGATCCTGCGCCGCAACGATCCCTTTGATCATGCGGTCGAGATCCTCTTGCGTTGGCTTCCATCGGGCAACTTCAGCTTTCCACACTTCATGCAGAGGCTTTGTTGTTGCATCGCGGGCGGCGTTGACATCTTTCAGCGCGAGCTTGAGAGCTTTGAGCAGCTTGTCGGTTGCCTTGAGCTGCTCGTCATTCTCGATTGGCTCTCCGTCGAGCCAGTTTTGCGCCTCGTCTATCGTATCCCCGTGAGGCGCAAGCGCCTCGTCAATGGGGTCTGGTGGGTTGTTTCCGCCGATTGCTGCGCGTGGGTTATCTTGTGTCATGTCGTTTCCTTTCAGTATGGCAATTCATCGCCGCCGAGATCGGCGTTGTCGGTTGGGGTCAAGCGTTCCTTGGCGCTGTCTTTTGCGCCAATGATGCTTTTCACTGCCCGAATGTCGTCAGGCACATTGCCCCAGCGCGCCTTCAGGTCGTCGAGGCTCTCAGCCGCCAAGAGGTATTTCATGGCCTCGCTGATGGCTTGATCTGATGGCGCTTGCGGCTTTGCTGGCTTCTGCTCTTGCTTTGGCGCAGCTTTGCTCGCGGCGTTTCCGTCGTCATCTTCAGGTGCAATCCCCGCCATTGACATAAGGCCGTAGCGGCGCGCGTATGTCTGCGCTGATCCAAAACCCTGCATATCGTTTTTCTGCACGATCAGTGGCGTGCGGCATGAAAGCTGCTCTCCGCTCTCACCGTGGATAAAGATCGTCTCAACGTAGCGGCCTTTTTCATCTTCGCCAGTGGGCTGGATAACGGCAATTCCAGCCTCGTTAAGCGCAGGCAAGCAGGCGTCCATGACGTTGCCAAGATCGGCATACTTGGCGCGGAAATGCGGGTTGTTTGATTGCTTGAGCGCCTTGCCCATGTTCATTTGCGCCGTTGCCAGTGCCTTTGCGATGTTGCTGCTCATATCAAAGCCCCATCCCGTGACCGATAAAGAATGCAGCGTATGAGCCGCCAAGAATTGCGAGCGCCCCGATGGTGTCGCTGATGATGCGTTTGAGTTTCATGTCGTCTTCCTTTCATTTGCCGCGTCATGCGGTCACTGATGCTTTTAAGTGAGCATCACCCACGGCGCAAGCGATATTTTGCATTGCGCGGCTTTTTATATCGTTTATGATTGCTTCAGCATAGAGGAGAAAATCATGCAAAAATCACAATCGGCGCTCGCATTTGCGCAATGGTTTGAGGATAACGGGATCCGCAAAAGCTGGTTTGCCAAGCGGATCGGCGTTGATAACGCAACAATCACGCGTTGGCTGACTGGGGCTGTTTGCCCTCAGCGCGCCTCTCGTAAGTGGGTTGAGGAGCTTACAAACGGCGCGGTTACTGCGGACGGCTGGGAGGCATAATGGGGTTTCGCGGCAAATACAAAAACAAGCGTGATGGCAATGAGTCTGAGATTGTGGATGAGCTTCGCGCTCACGGCTTCAGCGTCTATCCGCTCGACCAACCGCTTGATCTGATTGCTGGCTATATGGGCAAAAACTATCTGATCGAGGTCAAAATGCCCAAGGGCAAGCTGACGCCAGCGCAAGTGGAGTTTCTGGAGGGATGGCGCGGATCCGCAAGCATCATTCGCAGCACTGAGGAGGCCACGAGGTTTGCGATGCTGGTAAAGGGCGTGCCGAGATTGGAGGAATGAAAAAGCCCCAGCCAAGGGAGGTGGATGGCTGGGGCTTGAGGTAAGCCTTGGGAGAGGCTATCATGCGAATATCGACAAACGCAGGTTATTGTTAGCACGGGGGGCCATGCTCGACAATACTCTGCCCAATCTAGAGGGCATATTTATGCACAGTTTTGACCCACAGATAGCCCAGCGCGTTGGCATAAATGCCGCCGTGATCTATCAAAATATTGTTTGGTGGTGCGAGAAAAACGCCGCCAATGAAAGGCACATTCACGAGGGGAGAAGCTGGACTTACAACAGCATCAAAGCCTTCGACGCTCTGTTCCCATATTTAACCTCAAAGCAGATCCGAACTGCGCTGGATAAGCTGGAGACGGATGGCCTGATATTGTCTGGCACTTTCAATAAAGCTGGATATGACAGAACAAAATGGTATTGCCCCTCAAGGCAAATGGATTTGCCCAAAAAGGCAAATGGAATTGCCCCAAAGGGCGAACCTATACCAGTTATTAAACCAGTTGATAAACCAGATGATATAAATATTGATCATTTTGAAGACTTTTGGTCAGCCTATCCTCGCAAGATCGGCAAGGGCAACGCTCGCAGGGCATTCGCCAAGGCAATGAAAAACGCAACGATTGAGGAAATATCCTCTGGCCTCAACAGGCAGCTTGCCGCACTCTCAAGCAAAGAACAGCAATATATCCCCCACGCATCGACGTGGCTGAATGGAGAAAGATGGAATGACGAACCTGATCAAAGCACAAGCAAGCCCCGCAATTCCAGCGCCGACACCACAGCTCGCGAAATCGCTTTCGCCGCAAGAGCTGGCAGATCACCGTCGCTCGATAGCTTTTGAGGTCAAGGTCATTCTCAGCGCTTACTTTCAGCCGCATGAGGATGCAGACGTGAAAGCAGCCCAGCTCGCATGGTGGTGTGACGAGCTTCAGGACTGGACGCGGGAGCAAGTCGTCTATGCCCTTCGCAAGTGGAACCGCGAGAAGCCCCGCCTGCGCCCGACCGCTGGCGACATCGTTTCGATGCTCAAAAAGCTGCGCGGTGAGAAGGAAGCGCAGAAAATGATTGCAGATCGGGCAGCGCCGCAAGAGCACCCAAAAGAGCGGATCAGCCCAGATCGAGCGGCGGAGATCTTGGCCGAGGCAGGCTTCGCCCCAAAAAAGTTTAGCTGATATGCAAAAAATACCTTGCGGGCGGTTTGGATTGCCCGTAAGGTCTACCTATAGAAACGAAAGGAAACGAAAATGACAACGATCACACTGACCCGCAGCGAAAATACAGAACTCCATGTCCTGAAGTGCAACGGACGTTTCGTAGAGCTTGACCCTAGAATTTGTAAGATTGAAAAAGTCAGCGCGGCTCGCTGGGAAGGCGAAACTCGCCACGGATACACGTTTGAGATATTCGGTGGCATCAATGCGGGCGGCAGAAGCAACGAATGGTTCGTTAAATACTCCGCAGTTGGCGATTTCTACATGAAAGCCACAAGCGCAAAGCAAGCGCTTCGCATGATTGAGAACGCGTAAATTGGCATAACCAACGGGGGCATCGGCCCCCACACCAAAGGAAATGACATGAGCAGCGGACAAAACATGGTTTTAAAGCGCAGAGCCAACACATTCTTGATCTGGCGCGCTGGCAATGCTGTCAACTGGGACTGCACAGCCAAAGACATTGAAGAAGAAACAGGCATTTCTCAAAGCACAATCAGGAAGGTCTGCAAGGCAAAGGGATGGGATCTTGTGGACGCGAGAAACATGCCTGAGAAATGGGACGTTTGCAGACACATCGCCCACAACGACACAGAATAACCAAAAGGAGAACGACCAATGCAACAACTCACACTCGCAGGGACAGTGGGGCGCGACGCCGAGCTGCGCCGAACAAACAACGGAGATGCGGTTCTGAATTTCAGCCTCGCAATCGACAACGGCAAAGACAAGGATGGCAACAAGCGTGACGCCACATGGTTTGATTGCTCGCTCTGGGGCAAACGCGCCGAGGCGCTGCAATCTTACGTCCTGAAGGGCGGCAAGCTGACAGTGACAGGCCGACCATCGGCACGCGAGCACAACGGCAAGGTTTATCTTGGCTGCAATGTTCAAGAGCTGACATTCATGGGCGGCGGCAACCGTGACAGCCAGCAAGGCGGCGGATATGACCAGTCACCGCAGGGACACAGCGACCAGTCAAGCGGAAGCGGCTTCGACGATGAGATCCCTTTCTAATGGGCGAGGTTAATATCAGCGGGAACCGTCGCGCCAACTTTGCGGCAATCTTAGCAGATGTGGAAGTCGGAACTGAGGTGACATAT